TAATCTTGTAGAAGATCTTGCAATTATATCATTCAATGTAGAATTTGCTGATCCAATAAACACATATATTGAAAATGATATCTTTTATCAAATTAACCCCAATCTTACTCCGTTGTCAATTCAAGCGGTAACTCAACAAATTGAAGCTGCAAAGGTAACTTACTATACAGCAAATACCGGTGACTTTGATAAGTCATTCCGCAGATCAAACCTGCTTACTGATATTGACGCAGTATCACCTGCTGTTCTTTCATCTCGCATGGACGTACGCATGCAACAAAGAATAACACCGACTTTAAATGCAGTCAACAAATTTACATTAACTTTCCCTGCGGCAATTCATGTTCCACTTAATAATACTGAACAAATAATTACAAGCACAACATTCAAAGTTAAAAACGTTGGTGGTATAGAAAAAACAGTTAAGATGAAAAACGTTGGTACAACAATTGCATTGAAAGATACTGCATCTGATACTATTATTGTCGACAGCATCGGTTCAATTGAATATGAAACTGGTAAAGTTAAAATTGTATCATTCAAGCCAACAGAGATTCCTGCAGGTACAGAAATAAAAGTATCTGTTACTCCTGCAAACGAAAGTGTTGTAGCTCCTGTAAGAAATAATATTTTACAATATGACGCATCACTTTCAAATGTCACTCCTGTAACCGTATCGGCCAAATACTAATGTCTTTAGATAAAACCTTAGAGGATATTAATCGAAGAGAACTTGAGTTCCAGCAAAGTCATGTTGGGACCGTGTTTCCTGAACACTATGCAACGGAATATCCTAAGCTAACTTCTTTAATGGAATCATACTATAAGTTTTTAGATTCAGATGAAACTGACTTTGGTAATAAAATTAAAAGTCTTTCAAAAAGCCGAGACATTGGTCAAACCGCAACTTCAAACTTAACATTTATTGAAGATGAATTGTTACTTGGTCAAAACTATTTGCAAGGTATTTTGGATCAAAGAACAGGTGCTGAATTATCAAATAACTTTTATCGAACCAAAGGTTCAAAGTTTTCGATTGAAAGATTCTTCCGTGCATTCTTTAATACTGATCCAACAATTGTATATGGTAAAGACTTAACTTTTAATGTTGGTGAAACAAATATTGGACCTGAGTCCGGCAAGTTTATTCAAGATGATAAGATTTATCAATTTTGGGGAATACTTATTAAAACTGGTGTGCCGGTTGTAGACTGGTTAGACATGTACAAATTGTTTGTGCATCCAGGTGGAATGTATGTAGGAGCATCGGTTGAGATTGTGGCTGAAGCCACTTTTGGAATGCAAGGGTTCTTTTATCTTAATGATCAAGATACAACTCCAGTTCAAGTTGGCGGTGAAGCAAACTTTGGTATGTCACAGTTTGGTGAAACACTTGCAAAAGTAACTCACGGTGCAGAACGCTATAGACTGAGAACAGACAATATGTCATTCGAAGACTTTGCTGATTCAAGTCGATATGCTACTGGTTCAGATTCTGCTGGAGAAATTCAGTTCTTCGCAGACAGATATAATACAATGATTGGCATGTCTGATGTAACAGTCTTCCGTGTTGATCACGATTCAGATAAAGGTCTACTTACATCTCTTGACACATCGCTCGAAACGATTGACCAAGATGTATATAATTACAGCGATTCGGCATAAACGCCCTTACTTTTTATATAAATAATACAAACTTCAATGCTTGGGATTTTAAATGACTAGAGAAATTATCAACAAAGGCGCATCGGCAAACGACGGAACCGGCGATACTCTGCGCTCATTTGCTACAAAATCGAATAATAACTTCTCTGAATTGTACAATATTTTGGGCGGTGATAGTGCAGTTCGTAATGTAAAATTCGGAAGCAATCAGGTTATTTTTGATGGCGCATCTTTACTTGATGCTCACGAAACAACTCTTGCAGTTACTACACCTACAAAATCAAATGTAATTACATTTCCGGATTCAACTGGTGAGGTAGTTCTTACAACTGCAATTCAAACACTTATTCATAAAACTCTAACTTCCCCAACAATTACTACGCCAGAAATTAATGATACCAGTGCAAATCATCAGTATGTGGTTGCAGTAAGTGAGCTTGCGGCAGATAGAGTTATTACATTACCGTTACTAGCTGGTGCAGATGAATTTGTTTTCAAAGATCATGCCGTGACTATGACAAACAAAACTCTTACTACACCGGCAATTACTACACCACGAATTACAACTTCAATAGATGATGCAAGCGGAAATGAACTTATAAAAGTTACAGCAACAGGATCGGCAGTAAATGAAATTACTCTTGCTAACGCTGCAGCGGCTGGTACTCCTGGACCGGCTTCACCTACGATTACTGCTACTGGTGGATCTACTCATATTGGACTCAAACTTGTTGGTAAAGGCACAGGCTCGGTTGAATTAGCCAAAGCTGCGTTTTCATCAGCTACAATGACAAGCAGTGGAACAGCTTCTGTTGCGGCAACATTAATTATATGTAATAAATCAACGGCATTAGCTGTTATATTAGATGACGGTACAACAGTTGGCGAATATAAAATATTTACAAACAAAAACTCTGGTGCGGCTACTGTCACACCGGCAAACTTTGCACAAGGTACAAGTTTTGCGTTGGCACAAAATGATGGATGTCAATGTGTTTGGGATGGAGCCAATTGGTTCTTAGTTGGTAACCAAGGTGAAATCACCATAGCTTAATAGGATAAAAGATGGCTGGAATAATTACAAGACAAATTCAAAGATCAATGGCACGACATGTCCTTGATGATTTGAAAGACTCTGCAAATTCAAAATATTATATTGGTGTTGGAGCCTCTGATCCATGGAATGATTCAGATGCCGCACCTGCTGCTTTAGTAACTGAAAGAGAAGAACGAAATTTCAGAGAGCGAGTTCAAGCTATTAAACGAGTTTCAGACTTTAGTCTTGTCGTTGAAAGATATAACTGGACATCTGGTACAGTATATGATGCATATAATGATTCAATTACTGGAGATGGTACATCACCTTATTATGTTATTACCGATGAAAACCAAGTTTATATATGTTTAAAACAAGCAAAGAATGCTTTGGGTGTAGCAACAGCATCAACTGTTAAACCAACTGGTTCAGCTACAACACAACTTATTACATCTGATGGATATATTTGGAAATTCTTATATGGTATTCCAACTGCTACAGCAAACAAATTTTTATCGTCAGCATGGATGCCAGTTAAATTCGTTGACTCTGCTGGTACAGGCGATGCTGCAACTGACGTTGAACAATTCGGTGTACAAAATGCTGCCATACCTGGTGCTATTACTGATATTACTTTAACAGCTGGTGGCTCAGGATATACTGCTGCACCTACAGTTATAATTTCAGGTGATGGTGATAGTGGAGGTGCTTATACATATCCGTTAGCAACCTCTTCAATCTCAGGTGGTGCTGTCGTAAAAGTTGAAATTGTTGATAGTGCTGGTGTATTCTATCATGGTCGCAATTTCAAATCAGCAAGTATTTCGTTTACTGGTGGTGGCGGTACTGCAGCAGCGGCAAGAGCAGTTATTACTCCGCGCGCAGGAATTGGTAAAGACCCAAGAGTTGATTTAAGAAACCAAGCTATTATGTTTGACATTCAACCATCAGGTGACGAAGGCGAAGCATGGGTAATCGGAAATGATTTCCGGCAAGTTGGATTGTATAAAAATATATTACAATATGATTCATCTGCCATTTATGCAGGAGCACAAACCAATTTATTGAAGGCTCTTAAACTTCAAGGGCTTAGTTCAGCAACTGCTGGATTTACTGTTGGTAGCACAATAACTGGTGGAACATCAGGTGCAAAGGGTATTATAGATAAAAAAGATTCAGACTTGTTGTATTTCCATCAACTTGAATCTCTCGGATTTAAACAGTTTAAAGTAAATGAAGCTATTGCTGATGCTGGTTCTGGTAGCGGAACATCGGTCACTGACTCAGCTGATTTGCTCTTAGAACCCGTCGCAGATCCCATGACTGGCGAACTGCTATATATTGAAAATAGGGCTGCGGTTTTAAGAGCAACTGGTCAAACTGAAGATATTAAAATCGTCATACAAATGTAATAGGAAAGATTAATGGCTGATAACGTAATACAAGATACCTTTGCAACAACTTATAATGACGATTATCGTGATAGTGATAATTTTTACAAAGTTCTATTTAACAATGGTCGTCCTTTGCAGCAAAGAGAACTTAACCAACTTCAAACTATTATTAATGAAGATGTAAAAGGAGTTGGCTCTGCAACATTCCGCGATGGTGCAGCTGCTGTTGGCGGTGAAATACGTGTTGATAATAGAGCAAACTTTATTAAATTAAATACTGGAACAAATGCACTTCCAACTGATACAACCACTATTGAAGGTGAAATATTTGTAGAAGCAGTTTCTGGTATTAAACTTAGAATTTTAAAAGTTGTTGCGGCAACAGGTTCAGACCCTGCAACTCTTTATGTAGGTTATACTGATCAAGCTGGCGTTGCTTCTACTACTACTGCAATTCGAATTACTCCTGGCCGAAATTTAACAGGTGAAACTACAGGCACAATTCTTACATCACAAACAACAAACACAACTGCCAATCCTGCTCTTGGATTTGGTACACTTGCATTTGTAAACCAAGGTAAATTCTTTGTTGAAGGCCATATGGTATTTGCGGCTGCACAAAATTTGGTAATGTCAAAGTATGACAAATTTCCATCAGATACTTTTGGATTTGTTGTTTCAGAACAAATTATTACTTCAAGTGATAACGAAAATCTATTTGACAATTCTGGACCAAATCTAAACGTTGCTGCACCTGGTGCTGACCGATATAAAATTAGTCTTACTCTTACTTTGGGCGCAGATATTACTGCTGGTCAATATTATATCAAACTTGCAAATGTTGAAGAAGGTAAAATTATTCAAGATGCTAACTCAGCAGGAAGCAATCTTGGAACTATTAAGAAAGTATTTAATACTTACAATTATGAACAAGCGGGTAACTATGCTATTCGTAACTTTAATCTTCAGTTCCGCAGCTTTGCTGATAATGATAATAAAATGGTTGTTACAATTTCAGATGGTAAAGCATATGTCCACGGTGAAAGGATTCACTTCCGCGAGCCAAGCTCTATAATTGAAGATAAACCTCGTTCTACCGCAACAAAAACTGGCCAGACAGCAGTTGCTTCATATGGAATGTATGTATTTACAGGAATAGGCACTGCAACATCAACAGGCACATACCTTATGAAAGGTGTGCCAACAATTGATACTTACGCGAGTGTAAATCTAAGATCTGCAGTTGATTACGGTGGATCAACAGTTGGTACGGCACGCGTTCGTGCAGTTGAAAAAGATAACTCAGTTCATAGACTATATCTTTTTGACATTCAAATGAACTCAGGTCAAAACTTTGGTGCTGTAAGATCGATTGGTACTGGAACAGGATATAGCTCGCTGAATTGGAATGCTAATTTACGAGTTGAACCAACAGGTGTAGTTGAGCTTCAAGATCGAGATGATCACAATTTATTCTTCCACCCACCCTTTATTCGACCTCAAACATTTGAAGATATATCACTTACAGTAGCAAAACGAATTACTGGTCAAGGAACAAGTGGATCTGGTGCAGTAACAATTTCTGCGTCATCTGGTCATACATTTGCTGATACCTCTTCATGGATTGCGGTAAAAGAAGCAGACGGTGTAATTGATACATCGCTTTCAATTACAAACAATGGTGGCACAGCCGATATTACAGGGCTTGCTAACTCTTCAGATTTTTCATTCCTTACATATCAAACAAAAACTACAAGTGCTGCAGTAGGTAATAAAACTAAAACTAAAACAAATGAGAAAACAACATTTACACCAGCAAGTAATAATGTTATTAGTTTAGCTAAAGCAGACATTTATGTAATTAATGAAATTAGAGATGGTTCGTCATCTGGTCCGGTTATTACTGGTCGTTATACTCTTGACAATGGCCAACGAGATAACTTCTATGATACAGGTACACTTACATTAAAACCTGGATTTACTGCTCCATCTGGAAACGTATATGTTGATTTTGATTATTTTGTACATAGCTCATCAGGTGATTTCTTTACTGCTAAATCTTATGACGGCCAAGTTGACTATAAAGATATTCCTAACCATCGAAAAGCAGATGGATCTACTATTAACTTAAGAGATGTGTTAGACTTCCGTTCACGTAAAGCTAATGCAGCAGATAACTTCACTGGCACTGGTGCTATTAATATACCGCTTCCAAGAAACACAGAAACAATTTCGTTTAGTCAAACTTTCTATCTTGGTATTAAGGGTAGAATAGTAATTAGCCGAGAAGGTTGGTGGGGCGTATTCTTCGGAGATGCTGCAACTGATCCTGTGTATCCTGCAGTACCTGGAGAAGGTACAGGTGAGATTATGGAAATTGCTAAATTCCAAATCTTCCCATACATGGTTACTGATAAAGATTTGATTCTTGAATATATGGACAATCGTCGATATACAATGCGAGACATTGGCGTTCTTGATCGCAGACTTACTGATCTTGAAGAGCTAACATCATTGACTATGCTAGAGCTTGAAACTAACTCAATAGAAGTTTTAGACAGCGATGGATTAAATCGATTTAAATCTGGTATTACAGCGGATCCATTTAATAACCATGCATTTTCAGATATAGCATTGCCTGACTATCGTGCAGCAATTGATAACATTGCAGGTGAGGTTAAACCACTTGTTAACAAAAATACAATTGAACTCGTATATGACTCTGACATATCTACGAATACATTACTCAAAGGTGATAATGTATATCAAAAGTTCGAATCTCTTGTTTACAAAACACAGCCAACAGCTTCGCGAGCAGTTACTGTAAATGGATTTGAAGTTCAAAAGCTTGTTGGTACAATAAAACTATCGCCTTCGTCTGATAACTGGTATGATGATGTCCGACTTGCTGACAAAATTATCATTAACCCAAAAGAAGAAATTTCGGAAAACCCTGAATT